TTCTAAAACAGAGAGTTAACGCTTTACTATATAAAGGGTCTCTAATGAGACCCTTTTTTCTTTCCACTATTAATAATATGGCCAAACAACCAGGAAACACCGCCATCTACACTCGTGAAGGGTGTGGATTCTGCTCAAAGATTAAGGAAGTCTATAGATCTAAGGGTTGGGGCTTTGCAGAATACAAATTAGGTGTTAACTTTACTAGAGAGCAGTTTAAAAAAGAATTTGGTATGAATGCCACCTTCCCTCAAGTTATAATTGCAGGGCATAAGATGGGTGGATGTACTGAAACTGTTAAATACCTCCGAGAAAATACTTACGTCTAATGTACATGGATCCCAACACTGAAGAGCTCTATACTATTATTGATCGAGCAATCGATGAAGCGATGCTCAATGGTAGGTTCCTCTTTAATATGAAGTCGTATCTAACTGGCAACAAGTGGACACGCAAACAGACAAAAGAATTAATAGACTCATCCTCTATGGTTGAGTTGAATCAAGCAGTGGATGAGTTATCTCAATACATTGCACGTGACAAATATATGTCTGAGGCATACAGCAACGTGCCTAAACCACAGGCAAGGAAGATCAGAAAATATTTTGAGACAGTTATAAATGACGCTAAAGAATATTATGATCACCGTAAACCAGGCAGACCTAAAAAGACTGCTAAATAAAAACAAATAGTAAGGGAGAATTCTTATGTCCGACATGTCATTCATGTACATCGCATTCTTTCTAACTATAGGTAGTTTTTTATTAGGTTTTGTGGTATCATGGAACCTGAAAGAAGTCTTCGACACGTGGAGAGATAACGCAGAGTATGCTCAAATTGTTATGCATCCTGAGATGCAGACCGAAGATGGACCTATTGATCCATCTGAGTTGATATACTTGCGTATTCACAACGAAGATGATACACTAGATGAATACGATGAGTAACTTATGAGACTAATGATTTCTGAGGTGCTTCAAAAGGCTCACAATGCCAAGACGAAAGCACAGAAGATCAAGATCCTACAGGATAATAATACTCCTGGTTTAAGATCTATCTTCATTGTTAATTTTGACGAGAGTTTACAACCTCGTGTGCCATTAGGTGAGGATGTACCTTACCGTAAGAATGATGCACCAAAGGGCACAGAGCACACACTATTAGAGAAGGAGTCTAAGAAACTTTATAGATTCTTTAGAGGTGGTGATGATACACTGAAACCTCTGAAGGTAGAGAGTATGTTTATACAACTACTGGAAGGTCTTCATGAGAGTGAGGCAGAGGTGTTAATAAAAGCAATTAACAAGACGTTGCATAAAAGATTTCGTATCACTAAAGCAGCAGTCCAAGAAGCATTCCCTTCTATAGAATGGGGTGGCAGAGGTAGATGAAGTTAACTGATGAGCAGATCGTTGATATCAACAACGCTGGTAGGGGGTGTTCTATTATTAAGACTGGTTGCACACCTGATGCAGCTAACGATAAGACGTTGCCAACCAATGCATATCTGCTAGAGTTAAAGAAGGATAACGATACGTGGTTTGACATAGTAATGGGTGAAGCAGTAGGTATCCATGATACTTACTTCGATATCTTTGGTAATGTTATGCAAAAGATGTCTTATACTATGGGTACTAGACAACCTGCCACGTTTAATAATCCTATGAATCCTATTAAACCTAAGAAGAAAAGAAAATGAAACTAGATTCACAGTTTGCTGTACCTTATCCTCATGAAGATAATCATTATTGGAAGTATCACGATATCTTGCTCAAGCTTCTAAAGGAGAAAGCATACAAACGTGGAGAATATACATTATCATCTGGTGTAAAGTCAGAGCATTATGTTAATTGTAAACCTGTGACTCTATCATGTGAGGGTAACGCACTCACGTCACGTCTATTGATGGACTTGGTAGATACTGATGCAGTAGCAGTTGGTGGTTTAACACTAGGTGCTGACCCATTAGTCTGTGGTATTGCACAGAAAGCATACTACAACAACCATAAACCTCTTGATGCACTCATCATAAGGAAGAATGTTAAAGGATATGGTACAAAGGATCGCATTGAAGGTCCAAAACCTCCCAAGGGATCAGTTGTAACAGTTGTAGAAGATGTCACAACAACAGGTAGCAGTGCTATCTCAGCAGTCAAGGTGCTACGTGATGCAGGTTATATTGTTAAGCGTGTCATTGCTATCGTTGATAGGATGGATGACCATCAGACATGGAAGGATAATGATCTAGACTTTATATCATTGTTTACATTGGAGGATATTACAGGATGAGCGTATACTTTGACCCTCGCAAGTCACAAAAACCTGTCGAGGAAATGACTGAGGAGGAAAAGAATCTTGAGATGGGTAAGCAAGCAACAACTGCAATTGCTAACCTATTCGGATCACCTCTTATTCTTATGTTAGTGTGGAATCTATGCATACCAGGTCTTTTTGGACTACCTGTGCTAGGATACTGGTCTGCTATGGGATTGTATGTAGTGTCACGTATATTATTAAAAAAGAATGACTAAAGTATGTCTCGTCACGGTAACACCTGACGCTGAAAAAACTATAGGATACATCGCAAGAGTATCCAATCCTAACAACCAAGACAACCCAAAGGTTGCTGGTCTGTTAAAGTATTGTATCGAGCATGGACACTGGTCTATCTTTGAGCAAGCACATATGACCTTGCAGATAGAAACTACTCGTGGTATTGCAGCACAGATACTAAGGCATCGTAGCTTCACATTCCAAGAGTTTAGTCAGAGATATGCTGACACCAACCTTCTTGATTCACCAGTGATACCTGAGTTGAGGAGACAAGACACCAAAAATAGACAGAATAGTATAGATGACATCCCAGAAACCGAGCGAGCATTTTTACAAGGCCGAATTAAACAGTACTTTGATGAAGGACAAGCCCTCTACGATGACTTACTTTCTAGCGGGATTGCAAAAGAGTGTGCGAGATTTGTTCTCCCCTTGGCTACTCCTACTCGCATTTATATGTCTGGTTCTGTGAGATCTTGGATGCACTACATCCAATTACGCACTGCCAATGGCACACAGAAGGAGCACATGGACATAGCAAACCTATGTCGTGACCACTTCATCTGCAACTTCCCCATCATATCTAAGGCACTAGACTGGTGTCCTGAAGTAGAAGACGACTGTGATTGTCGTTATGATACTGATTGGGGTGACACACAACCTTGTTTACGGATAGACTAATGCCAACATACCCTGTTATAAATAAATCCACAGGAGAGAAACAAGAACTCTCTATGTCCATGGCTTCTTATGATAAGTGGCGAAAGGACAATCCCGATTGGGATAAAGACTGGTCTGAAGGGACTGGTGGAGTTACATACGGAGATCCGAAACAATCGGACGGATTCAAAGAAGTAATGAGTAAGATTCAAGATCACCATCCACGTGCTAACCTGTCAAGGTTTACTTAATTATGCCAGTAAAGAAAAAGAAGAATGGTAATGGTAACGGCAACGGTACCGTGTCAAGGACAATGAAAAGAAAACCACCAATAAATCTTGATCATCTCAGGACTATTGAACCTCTGACACCAAGTCAAGAGGATGTTTTTAATGCGTTCGCTGAAGGAAAGAATTTAGTATTACATGGTGCTGCTGGTACTGGTAAGACATATATTAGTCTCTACCTAGCACTACAAGCAGTATTAGATCCCCAGACACCTTACAATAAGGTATACATGGTCAGATCTCTAGTCCCTACAAGAGAGATAGGATTCTTACCAGGTGATGCAGAAGATAAGTCTGACTTATATCAAACACCATACAGAAATATGGTACGATACATGTTTAACATGCCTGATGAAGGAGCATTCAGGATATTATATGACAACCTAAGAGGTCAGGGATCTATAGATTTCTGGTCTACATCATTCTTACGTGGAGTAACACTTGACAGGGCGATTATAATAGTAGATGAGTTCTCTAACCTAAACTTTCATGAGTTGGATTCAATCACTACTCGTGTTGGTCAGGATAGTAGAATCATATTCTCTGGAGATTATACACAGTCTGACTTAGTTAAGTCTCATGAAAAGACTGGTGTGCTAGACTTTATGAAGATCACACAAGCTATGGAATCATTTACTTGTGTTGAGTTCGGTATCAATGATATCGTGAGGTCTGGATTCATAAGAGAATACCTCATCAGTAAACACGAAATGGGATTTAGTTAATGTTTAATTATGTTGGTCCTGCTAAACCTCTAGAAGAGGTTACAAGTAGGACCCTTGACTCAGGACGTTTCTATAAGATAGACGACCTATGGATGCCAAGTGTTACAACAGTTGTTGGTAATGCTACAAAGCATGGTATACTAGCTTGGCAGAAGAGAGTTGGATTCGCTGAAGCAGAAAAGATCAGACGGTCATCTGCATGGCGAGGCACTCAGTACCATAACTTAGTGGAGAAGTATTTAAAAAATGAATTGGAGGAAGATAAGGAGAGCAAGGGTCTTCCCACGTACCTTTTTAGGTCTGCTCGTGAGACTCTTAATCGTATTTCTAATATTCATGCTATTGAGGCCCCTCTTTTTTCTCGCAATCTATGCATTGCTGGCAGGGTCGATTGTATTGCTGAGTTTGATAACGAGCTTGCTATTATAGACTTCAAGACAACTAAGACCCTGAAGAAAGAGCAACATCTAGAGAAATTCTTTGTGCAAGAGGCAGCGTATGCATACATGTACTATGAATTAACAGGTATTGAGGTAGATAAACTTGTAACATTATCTGTTGCTGAAGATGGAAGTATGCAAGTTGCTGAAAAGTATGATAAAGTACCTTACATAGACACCCTTCTTAAATGGATTGAATCATATTGGAGGGATAATAATGAAAGAAATTGAAGAGAAATTTATGACACAAGGTAAGTTTACCTCATTAGTTGAGGATAGAGTTAAAGAAAGTCAAGGTCTTATAAATTATATTGAGGGTGTAGCCTCAGTGTGCGAAGAATTTGAGATAGAGGTGGAGACAGTAGGTAAACTAATCTCTAAACCACTGAAAGATAAGATCAAATGGGATGCACAACAATTAAACTACATTAAACGGACAAGTAAAGGTATTTTAAACCTATGAATGACAGTTTCTTCCAATCAGGAGTAGTGCAAGAGGAGCTAGAGGCAATCCAAGAGTGTTATACTGAACTCTTGAAGATGTCGTCGGGTCTGAATGAATTTAATCCACAAGAAAGATTAGAGCACATTGAGAAAACTCTGGAGTTAGTAGCGAAGCAGAAAGTATTCTATGCACGGTTACAACTAGCAGCTAATGAGCTACAGGATGATGATTCAGCAAAGGAAATCAAGAGTAAGATTGAGATGATGTCCACAGAGTTTTCTGGTGGTATGAATCTCAATATGGTACTAGATCAGATGGAAGAGAAGTTGAGAGGATGGAGACAGGAACTCAAGAAAGGCGGTGTTGACAAGCCTAAATAACTATGCTACTATAATCCAGTAGCAATATAACACAATACAAACTCGGAGACAAATACTAATGTCATTCGCATCATTAAAGAGCAAGTCTGGTAAGTTCGCTAAGCTTACACAACAGATTGAAAACATGTCCAAGCCTCAGGGCAGAGGTCCAGATGAAAGACTCTGGAAACCAGAAGTGGACAAATCAGGTAACGGTTATGCCGTTGTTCGTTTCCTACCAGAGCCAGATGGAGAAGATCTTCCTTGGGCACAGGTATGGAGTCATGCATTTCAAGGTACTGGTGGTTGGTACATAGAGAATTCTCTTACTACACTTAACCAAAAGGATCCTGTAGGTGAATTGAATAGGACACTATGGAATAGTGGACTAGATGCAGATAAAGATACTGCACGTAAGCAAAAGCGTAAGCTTTCTTATTATAGTAACATCTATGTTGTTAAGGATCAACTTCATCCTGAGAATGAAGGTAAAGTATTCTTATATAAGTATGGTAAGAAAATTCATGACAAGATTGCATCAGCAATGCAACCACAGTTTGAAGATGAAAGTCCAATCAATCCTTTCGATCTTTGGAAGGGTGCTAACTTTAAGATCAAGATCCAGACCATTGGTGGTTACTGGAACTATGATAAGAGTGAGTTTGACTCACCTTCAGTGTTAGGTGGATTAGAAGATGAAGCACTTGAAGCAGTCTGGAAGTCTCAGCATTCTCTTAAAGAGTTTACTGACCTTAAAAACTTTAAGTCTTATGAGGAGTTATCAGCACGTCTTAACGTAGTTCTTAACAAGTCAGCAAGACCTGTGGTACAGACAAATGAAGAGGATGAGCAATTAGCACCTCTTACTAGTCCAGTTGTTAAAGCGGACCCACCTACCCCCACTAAGTCAGGGTTTGGTGCTAAGATAGGAGAAATAGAAGAGTCAGGTGACTCACCAGATCTTTCCTATTTTGCTGCTCTAGCTAACGAAGACTAAATGAAAAGACTACTGCTACTCCCACTTCTACTACTTGCTGCACCAGTAAGAGCAGAAGCATTAACTTGGAAGGAATTCTGGGAGCCATTTGCAGAGTCTTATCATTACGGTCACAGTCATGGGTCTCCCCATTACCAAGACTGGCACTACGACCACACACATAGAAGACCACATTATGGTCCATATCGTAGAAGGTGTGAGGTTACGATTACTAAGAAGTATTGGGTACCAGGTCATTACCTAGGTCGCAGCAATACATGGATACCAGGTTATTATGAGCGTCGTGATGTAATCGAGTGGGAAAGGTGCAGACGTTAAGTCCGTATATTATTTCGATTTTCGAACAAGAGAAACCCCCGAAAAAATCGGGGGTATTTTTTTGTCTCTAGAGGTTTTTTAATCTATCTCATTCTTTCTCACATATTCTTTACCACCAGGTCCGATATCAGTTACCTTAACTTTGATCTTTGATGGATCTTTAAGTTTAACTTTGACCTTTTTCCTTGCTTCTTCTATAAATTGTCTATAAGTTGCCATTGTTAGTATCCTCCAGAAGAACTTCCGTATTGGTTAGATGTAGTGCCACTATCTTGTGCACCAGTTGTTGATGTAGATGATGATGTAGATGATGATGTAGTAACTACAGTAGTACCATCCGATAATACGTCACCTGCATTAATAGTTGGATCTGAAGTATCAAATGTCCTAGAGGAGTAATCTGCTTCTGAAGCAAATTCGATAGAACTGCTTTGACCGATATTGGTATTATAAGTCGGTTTAACAGTAATAAACTGTTCCTGTACTGTATTTTTAGATCTCTTAATTCCTTCTGCTTCGTCAACTTCGCTATTTGGAAGATATTCGCATAAAGTGCTAAATTCTTCAATAAACGCTGTTATGTACTCTTTACGCAAAAGGTAAATATTGCGTTTTTGGTCATTTTTACTTGATTCGTAATCATAGACAGATACAGGTCTAACAGTCTCTTCTTTGGCAATAAGAGTACCATCAGGTCTCTTATATGAATATGTTTCTGGTACTATACGGTCTTCCTTTACTAATGTGCGACCTCTTAAATCTGTGATTCTTTGAGTAACCCAGTGATGGATAGAATCTGCATCCTCTTCATATGAGCTATCAATATATCTTTCTAGCTCATCTTCGGACATGGGCCATTCTTCATACACATTAATGATATTATTGCAAAGTAGGACAACCCAGTCATATTGCATATTTCCATATATGTCTAAAGCAACCTGATCTGGTCTTTGGTTGTTTTTTACAGTATATTGGTCAAATCCTAAAATGATGTCATCTAAGTTTTCACGTATTTTGATCCTTCTGAAGATATTCTTCGCAAGGGTAAATGGGTCTACGTTATTTTGACGATAACTAGACGTTCTTACGTGGACATCAGGTAAATAACTGAAATATGCCATTATGCTGTATTAGATGATTGGTAAGTTGGTCCAAAGTCACCCAACATGTCAGTGATCATATCCATCCACTGTTGTTGGTCTTCTGTATAATTATCTTGACCAGCGGCTTGTCTAGGCACTGCTGCTGGTATTGGTTGATATGTTTCCTTGGTGAGGAATGCAGTTTCCATGAATGATAGTTTCAAACCATAATTCATAGCACCAAAATCATTAAATTGTTGATTTGGCATTGTTGATTTCAATGAAGTGTAATCAGTCATATTAACTGTTATGTTCTTAAGTACCATTTTAGTAGGGAATTGCATTATGGCACTTAATATACCAGGTTGACCACCAGTCTCAGGATTACTGATAGATTCATTTCCACCACCTTTATCAACATATCTAACATGAGTGCAACGGAAATATTCTGGAATTGTTAACCAATTGTTATTACCTTTGCCTGGAAGTGAGTATAATCTTAATTTTTTTATTATATTGTATATTGTTATGACATCATCAGCACTCTTAGGTACTAATTGCCAATCCCATGAGTGTTCTCTGAATCCTGCTTGTCCACCATATACTGCCTCAGCATATGGGTTGAATATCTTCTTACCAGTGATTGAGGTTAGTTGATCTCTACTTAAACCACCACTTCCACCAGTTGCACTAATAGCAGTATTGATTACATCAGCAGCTGCCTTATATCCTAACTGTGGCATTGCAGCTTCTGCTGCTTTTTTAATTGATTCACCTACTGCATCACCAGTTACATCACCACCACTATTAATAACATCTGCTGCTGCACCTACTAATGCTTTACCTGCTGGTCCTAAACTAACACTATCCCATTTAGCATTATGACCTTCAACTAAGTTCTTGGGTAAATATAAGTATATACTATCCTTCATTGTATTTGTCTTTTGATCAAAAACATCAAATTTCAGATAATCAATGACTTTAGTAGGGAACGCTGATTCACTAGTAATCGCTTCTCGACTAGATGATGAGTTAACTCCTATGGGTTTAGCCTTGGGAAATACTAGTGGTGCTGTCATGAGTTACAAAGGAAAATACAGACCATCAAACAAACATAAGTATAGAGGTGATCATACCAATATTATTTATAGGAGTTTGTGGGAAAAAAAGTTTATGCATTGGTGTGATCGAAATAACAATGTATTGGAGTGGGGAAGTGAAGAGATTATTATTCCTTATAAGTCTCCCGTGGATAATAGGATTCACCGTTATTATCCTGATTTCTATGTCAGAGCGAGAACTAAAGATGGAAGGATCGCCAAATCGATCATCGAAATTAAACCAGCTGCACAGACTAAACCCCCGAAACGTGGTAAGAAGAAACCACGGACTTTTTTAAGTGAAGTTAAGACTTGGGGTGTAAATTCTGCTAAATGGAGAGCAGCACGGCAATTCTGTGCACACAAAGGATTTCAATTTATTATACTCACAGAAAACCATCTAAATGTATGAGTATTTTCACAGACGTAAAAGACCTCGCAGGAGGAGCAACACAATCTAAACAGTGGTATAGAGAGCAACTAACATATGGGTTGGAAGATTATACTGGTGGTTTCACTGTGGGTGATATTATATTTTTCAATTATTCAGCTCAGACACCAGATTTAAAGTGGTGGGATACCTTTCCTATGGTACTAATCACAGATGTGGACTATCAGAAGATGCAATTCTCTGGCGGGAATATGCACTATCTGAGACCTGATAGTAGGAAAAGTATGGCAAATACATGGGCTGCTGGTAGTATTTCATATCCTATGCGTTGCCATCATAAATACTTTATGTCTAGTGTCACTAGGGCATATAATGTTCCTCAAGAGGAATTGAATGATATGACACCACTTCCAGTTGAGCAATTTGTTATACAACCGAAAGGTCTTGGTAGGACTATGGAAGTGCCAAGCAGCATAATTTGGAGTAAACTCAAATGAGTGCCAATAATTTTGGGATTTTTAGAGACCTGGTACAGACTGGTAAGAAAGAACCTTCCAGGTCGAATCTCTATGGCGTTAAAATCTATCTCCCTAACTGTCTCCTAGCAAATTCAAATTTTGTTAATAAAGATAGAAGGGATGCTTTCATGTCGATCAACTATCTTGCTGATCAGGTATCAATACCTGGAAAGAGAATACAGGACACACAGGTGGCTGCTGCATGGCAAGGTGCTGCATATTCACATGCAAGAGGACAGCAGATGGGTGAGTTAGATATTACATTCTTATCAGATAAACAGATGTGGCATCGTCAGTTCTTTGAGCAATGGATGAACTGGGCAGCACCTGATATGGAGAATAGATCCACATTATATGATGAATATACCACTAATATTATGATAACTAAGTGGGAAGTAGGATCTCCTGTCAGTTGGGAAGGAATTACTGATGTAGGAGCCTTATATAAGCAAAGAATGAATGCTGTAACAGGAGTTTGGCAATTTTTTAGTGCATGGCCTTTTGATATGGCAGGAGTGACATTTAATAATGGTCCTACACAGTTAGTTAAGTTTAGTACTAAGTTTAAGTTTGAGAGATATAGATTCGATCAAGTAGGTGCAGATACTTTAGGTCCGAATGCACCTGATAGATACATAAACAGTGCAACTGGTACATTAGAGAATGTTGGGATATCTGCTAAACAGCAAGATGCAGCCCAGTTTGGTGTCTAAATAGAAATATAATTATTAATTGTTATGCCTTTACCTAAGTTATCCATACCTGAGTATGATGCGACTTTACCTGTTACAGGTACAAAAATCACATATAGACCCTTCCTAGTTAAGGAAGAGAAATTGCTTTACTTAGCTATGGAGTCGCAAGACAACAAGCAGATGGTTAAAGCAGTGAAGACTATCATTAAAAATTGCACTAACCTGAAAACTAAGGTTGAAGATCTCGCTACTTTTGAGATTGAATATATCTTCTTAAAGATCAGATCTGTTGCTGTTGGTGAGGTAAGTGAATTCAAAGTAATTTGTCCTGATGATGAGAAGACAGAGGTTAACATAACAGTACCTCTAGGTGAAGTGGGAGTCGAGGTTCCTGATGAGCATAAGGCAAAGATCTTATTAGATGATAATGTTGGTGTAGTTATGAAGTATCCTTCATTGGATGTATTCATTAAACAAAACCTTAGTGAGAATCCCGATATAGATGATATCTTTGAGTTAGCTGCTGGTTGTATAGGTCAAGTATACGATCAAGAAGAAGTATATGATTCCTTTAGTAAATCAGAAGCACTAGAATTCCTTGAGAATTTGAATGCCGAGCAATTTCAAAAGGTTCAGTTATTCTTCGAGACAATGCCTAAGTTGTCTTATACTATAAAGGTGACCAACCCTAAAACTAAAGTAGTGAGTGATATGGTACTGGAGGGACTAGCAAGTTTTTTCGAGTAGCGTTAATGCATGACAGTCTTGAGAATTACTACAAGACAAACTTCGCATTAATGCAACATCACAAGTACAGTTTAACAGAGTTGGAAAATATGATGCCGTGGGAACGTGATGTATATGTGAACCTTCTTATTGCTCACATACAAGAGGAAGAGAGAAGGCAAAAGGCAGAAGAAAGTAAAATGTCACTATAATGGCAATTAAAAATTTTGTTAGAATTAAACCTATCAAGGATGATGGGGCTTATTCTGGATCTTTCAATAGTATTCGGAAGGGTATTAATCGTACTGGTGTAACAATGACCAGTATTGCTAACAATAATATAGAGACACATAAATTAATTCAGTTTGAGAGATCATATTTAAGGAAGAACTATAGGGTCAAATCAAAGGAAGAGAAGCAAGAAGGTAAGGAAAGTTTAAACGTATTTCAGAAGTGGTCTAAAGGCTTCAAGAATATGTTTAAGTTGGAGCGAAGGGAAGAGAAAGAGCAAGAATTAGAAGAAACAGAGAAACCAGAGAAAAAGAAAAAGAAAGAGGGTAAGGAGCTTAAGAAGACAGCTACCAGCTTTATGAAGATGCTGAGTGGTTTCCTGACACCTATTTTTACCTTTATGGTGAAGATGGGTCTTTTTAAATGGTTGACAAATAAGGAGAATATAAAGAAAGCACAGAAAGTATTTCAGTTATTTGTATCCATAGGTAAGTTTGTGTTCTGGTTAGCTGGCGGTGTCGTCGGTATGATAGCTGGTGGACTTACTAAGTTATTTGGTACCAATGAGCAAGGTACTAAGAAAGGATTCAGTAGAATATTTGGATTCTTTCAGCTGATGGCAGGATTAGCAGGGTTGAGATACCTGTTAAATCCATTAAAACTATTCACTGACGGTAAGAAGTTAATGGGTCTTTTTAATAAGACCACAGATGCTGAGGTAACATGGAAGAAGCAAGAGCAATGGCGTAAGTTTGGATATAAGGATAAGGAAACTGGTAAGATATACACTGAGCAGGAGTATAAAGCTCAGAAGAAGTCAGTAGAGAGACAACAGAGGAAGTTAAAAGCACAGGGTAAGCATTCACAGGCAAAGAAGGTTGGTGCAGGATTTAACAACAGGGTAAAGAATCCTACCAAATTACAGAGAGGTAAGAACTTCGGTCAGAAGATGATGAAACCTGGTGCACAGAAAGGTCTTGCTGTTGTAGGTGGTATCACTAGAATCGCATCAGGTATCGCTAGTGGTGAGGATAAGACTCAAGCAATTGGTGCAGGTGTAGGTCAGGCAGCAGGTGGAATGATAGGTGCTGCATTATTGACACCATTCTTAGGACCATTTGGACCTATAGTTGGTAATGCTTTAGGTGGATTCTTAGGAGAGTGGGTAGGTAAGACATTTCTACCAGTTATTAAACCTCTCTTTGAACCTATCAAGAAGATGTTTACTATGTTGTTTTCTGTAGTTAAGGGTATTGCTGAAGAGACAGGTATAACAGAATTCTTTGGTACTTTCTTCCAGTTTGTAGGACAGATGGGTAATGTATTAATGGATGTAGTGGGTTGGTTGATGCCAATCGTCAAGTACTTATTAGGTGGAGTAATAAAGGTACTAGGTAATACTATTGGTTTCATCATCAATGCAGCTAAGAAGATATTTGCATTCATGAGGAATCCTATAGGATTTGCATGGGATGTTATAAGAGGTAGGGATCCAGGTAA